CAGGTTTTTGAATCAGGCGAAGTGCAAGACATGTGCGGAGAGGACGTTTCTTTCTGTCTGGATGCAATCGAAGCAGGTTTTGAAATATGGTGTGATCCTCGTGTAAGGGTTGGACATGAAAAAACACGAATTATATAAAATTATCATCGATGGGAAGGAAGTATTCGATGCTTTAGGGCAAGGAGAATACTTCGAGAGAATGGAGGACTTAGCACTAGAGTTTTATCAGACAGGTACTCCACATCCCGATAGCATTGTCACTGAGACTTATTTGGAGGAAAACTAATGGCAACGACAACAAAAGGACTAACCGTTGAGAAGGTGGTTAGTTACGTTAAATCAAAATGGCAGGTGTTCGGAGCAGCAACGTTGCTCGTATTCATACTGCAACTATTGGCAACTAAGATACTAATAGCAGTTCTATTAGGACTCGTAGTAGCAGGACTACTACCATCAGATACCGTTAAGAAGGTAACTAAGAAAGTAACATCTATCAAGGAGAAGGAGTAACATGGCAAAAGCAACGACAGGTGCATGGGGAAGAGAAGAACTCGAATCAACCCCGAAAAAAACTCGTCAAGGAAGGGGCAAGCACACAAAATACGCTGCAACCTCCCGTAACTCGACTCGTAAGAGGTACAGAGGACAAGGCAGATAACCAATAAAGCGTCTCGAAAGAGGCGTTTTTTTATTTTTCTAAATATTGCTTATAAATAAAACATAATACCTATTGACCTAATGGCAATAACAAGGATTTCTAGAGGTTTTAAGGATATTAGTTTATCTTTTACTCCTCATCCTGTTACTAAAGACTTACCAATATTGAAGAACGGTAATGCAATTTCACGTTCAGTCAGGAACCTTGTGCAAACTATTCCTACTGAACGTTTCTTTAATTCACTACTAGGTTCTGATGTACGTGCTAGTCTATTTGAAAACTATGTTGATTATGGTACTGCATCACTTATAGAGGATCAAATCCTAACTACCATTGATAACTTTGAACCCAGAGTTGAAAATGTAGATGTATCAGTGGATCCAGAACCAGATGAGAATAGTTTTGCTGTTAGTGTTCGTTTTGATATAGTGGGTCAACAACTACCTTCCCAAGAATTTACCTTCTTATTAGAAGCAACAAGATAATATGCCGATTACTAAATTTACTAATCTTGATTTCGATCAGATAAAGACACAGATTAAGGATTACCTACGTGCCAATTCATCCTTTACGGACTTTGACTTCGAAGGTAGTAATTTCTCTGTCCTAATTGATACATTAGCATATAATACTTACATCACAGCATTTAACTCTAACATGACTGTGAACGAATCCTTCTTGGATTCTGCTACTCTCAGAGAGAATGTAGTATCATTAGCACGTAATATAGGTTATGTACCACGCTCTCGTGCTGCTGCAAAGGCAGAGATATCATTTAGTGTACAAATTAACGATATATTGACTTCAACGCTAGATCTAGAGGCAGGACTAGTCTGTGTAGGTAATACAAACGACACGAATTACATATTTTCAGTTCCTGAGAGGGTAGTTACTACAGTTGATGCAAATCAAACTGCGACTTTTAGCAATATTACAGTCTATCAAGGTTCATATCTCCAAAAATCCTTCGTTGTAGACGGTTCTTTGGATCAAAGATTCCTTTTAGACAACCCCTATATCGATTCTTCTACAATTGTAGTTAGAATTAGGGATTCTGTCAATGATATATCAGAAGGAAGGGAATATATTGCTGCAGATAACATTTTAAACATTAATAAAACGTCTGAAATCTATCTTTTACAAGAAGTTCAGGATGAAAAGTATGAATTACTCTTTGGAGATGGGTTTTTTGGTAAAAAATTAGAAAATGGTAACGTAATTGACGTTTCATACATCATTACAGATGGAAAAGATGGAAATGGTGCTTCAAATTTCGTATTTTCTGGTAGATTTAAGGATGATCAAGGAAACTTAGAGGTTCCAACCAACTCTATTACTATTACAACCAATCAGAATGCAATAAATGGTACTGATATTGAATCTGTTGACTCAATTAAGTATTTTGCACCTAGAATTTACTCTTCTCAGTACCGTGCGGTGACTGCAAGAGACTATGAAGCAATAATTCAGAACATTTACCCCAATACAGAGTCTGTTTCTGTTGTTGGTGGTGAAGAATTGGATCCTCCACAGTTTGGAAACGTAATTATAAGCATAAAACCTAAAAATGGTGACTATATTTCCGATTTTGATAGAAGTAACATCCTTTCAAAACTAAAACAGTACTCACTTTCGGGTATAAATCAACAAATCATCGATTTGAAGGTGCTTTTTGTTGAAATTGACTCCGCAGTTTACTACAATAGTTCTCAAGTAACAAATATTAACAATTTAAAGAGTCGTATTACGAATACTTTGAATACTTTTAGGACATCTAACATCAATAAGTTTGGTGGAAGGTTCAAATATAGTAAAATTTGCCAAACAATTGATAATGTTGACGATGCAGTGACATCAAACATTACCAGAGTCATCATTAGAAGGAATTTAAAGGCACTTATTAATCAATTTGCACAGTATGAGTTGTGTTTTGGTAATAAATTCCATATTAATCCTGAAGGATTCAATATTAAGAGTACAGGATTTAAGATTTCTGGAAGTAATGACACATATTACTTCACTGATGTACCAAAAACAGATACTACAGGTACTATTTCTATAGTAAAAGACTCTGCTGGAGACGGTACTTATACTGTATACGTTAAATCTGCTGGTACTGTTGATTATGACAAAGGTGAAGTCATTATTAACACTGTTAATATCACATCAACAGTAGAACCAAACAATATTGTTGAGATACAAGCAGTACCTGAATCTAATGATATTGTTGGATTATCTGATCTTTATCTTGATTTTTCTGTTTCTAAAAGCACAATAAATATGATTAAGGACACCATTACATCAGGTGAACAAATATCTGGTATCGGATATAAGTCAACATCTAGCTACCTAAACGGAGAACTAAAGAGGATATAAGATGATACAAACTGGGTTTGAAAAGAGAGTAACTGTTCAGCAAGTTATTGAAAATCAACTTCCTGAATTTGTGCTCTCTGAGAGTCCAAAGACTGTCGATTTTTTAAAGCAATATTATATTTCACAGGAGCATCAGGGTGGTGCTTCTGATATCGCAGTTAATCTGGATCAATATCTAAAGGTAGATAACTTTACACCAGAGGTAATTTCTGGCGAAACAACACTATATTCTGATATTGATACTTCAGATACTACTGTTCAGGTATATTCTACTAAAGGATTTCCTGATGAGTATGGTTTATTCAAGATTAATAATGAGATCTTCAGTTATACTGGAGTAACAACTAATACCTTTACTGGTGTAATACGTGGATTTAGTGGAATTACAAGTTATAGGACTGATTTAGACGCAGAAGAACTTGTTTTTAGTGACACTAGTGCTGGAAGTCATACTGCTAGTACTAAAGTTCAGAACTTAAGTGCACTATTTTTAAAGGATTTTTATAGAAAATTAAAAGTAACTCTTACACCAGGACTTGAAGATGTAGATTTTCAGGAAGATCTTGATGTTAATAACTTTATTAAGGAAGCAAGAAGTTTATATGAGTCAAAAGGAACAGAAGAATCATTCAGAATCCTATTCAATGCTCTATATGGAGTAGAACCTAAAGTTGTTGATTTAGAGCAATACCTACCCAAACCCTCCTCGGCAGAGTTTTTAAGAAGAGAATTACTAGTTGCTGAAAGAATTTCTGGAAATCCTGCTAATTTAGTTGGACAAACCATTAGAAAATCAACAGATTCTGCTACTCAAGGTGCTGTTTCTGAAGTTGAAGTCTTTACTAGATCTGGAATTAGCACATATTACAAGATTGGACTATTTGTTGGATATAGTGATAATGCATTAATTGAAGGTACCTTTGAAGTTCAACCAAAAACTAAGGTAATTAACCCAGTTTCTGTATCAGATTCTATTATTACAGTTGATTCTACCATTGGATTTGGTGCAACTGGAACATTAGTATCTGGTAAAAACATTATTACCTATAGTAATAAGAGTGTTAACCAGTTTTTAGGTTGTCAGGGTATAACTGTTGGTATTGGTACAGCAGATGAGATAAGAACTGATGAAGTATTTGTTGGATATGAGAATGGGGATTTAACGAAAAAGGTAGAAATACGTCTTGGTGGTGTTTTATCCGAGTTTAAAACTACAAATGATGTTTTAGATACTTCTGAAGAACAGATTTTATATGTAAATCATGTAGGTGAAAAGATACAATTATCTGAGACAGATTCTACTGATAAGGAAATATTTGCTAATTCTTGGATTTATAATACGAGTTGTAGATTTGATGTCGATGACATTAATACTGGTTCATCAACAATTACTTTAAAGTCTGATATTGACAAGTCACAATTAAAAGTTGGTGATACTATTGATATTTTATTAGGTGATACTGAAAATATAGCATTTACCAATGCAACTGTTGGTTCAATTAACCGTCCCCTTAAGCAGGTTCAGTTGAATAATATGTCTGGGTTTAATTATAGTGCCCTTCAGACATATACTATTAGGAAAAAATTAAATACTGCTACTAGTTCTGGGACATCTATAAATTATGGACAGAATAAAGTCACTACAGATATTCAAAACGTTTATAATGAGAACGATAAAGCATTCTATGTTGCTTCAAACTCTCTACCATCATATGACATAACAAAATCTACTGTTAAGTATAGTGTTTCTACTGGAACTCCAGGTGCATTAGATGGTTATAACAGCTTAATAGAGCAATATCAAATTATTTCTTTTACTGAACCAACACTAGATTTTATCACTGGAGATAAAGTTGTTTATAAGGCAGAAACTACAACTCTTAAGGGATTGGAAGAAGGAGAGTATTATGTTGAGGTATTAAATGGTGGTAAAATTAAATTATATGAATCTAGAGGTTTAATTGAAACTAATGGAACCGTAGTTGATGGTTCTGTAGTTAATAATGCTAAAGGATTCCTTTCAGATGGAACAAATAATCATAGTTTTATTTTAGCAAGTCAAACTGATGATTCTATACATCCACAGAAACTTCTTAAGAAATTCCATCATTCTCAAGATATTAAAACAGGAGAAGGTACTAAAACCAGTACTGGTTCTCTTGGAATGTTGGTTAATGGTGTAGAAGTTATTAGTCCCAAATCATTAGATAAAGTTTATTATGGTCCTTTAGATAATATAACTGTTTATAATCATGGAACGGATTATGATGTAATTAATCCACCAGATATTGTAATTGCTAGTGGATTGGGTGTAACTGCTTCTGCTCGTGCAGTTGTAAAAGGTAGTGTTAAGGAAGTTCTAGTAGATCGTCAAGACTTTGATGTAGTTGATGTTAAGTCTGCCACTATATCTGGTGGAAATGGTTCTGGAGCAGTCTTAGAACCAATGGTAGGTGTCAGACAACGTGAAGTAAGATTTGACAGTCGTGATGATGTTTCTGGAGGTGGAGTAAGTTTATCTCTTGATACAATTACCTTTGTACAAGATCATAATTTCGTTAATGGAGAAGCAATTGTATATGATAACAATGGAAATGCTGGATTAGGTACATTTGTTCATAATGCAATTTATTATCCAGAAGTTATTAGTAATACTGCGATTAAATTATATGCAACTAAGGATGATTGTGATAATAAAACTTTTGCTTTAGATTTTAATGGTATAAGTGGTGGACAAGGTATTCATAAGTTTAGAAAATCTGAATTTACCAAGACATTAAGAACAATAAGAGTTATTGATGGTGGTTCTGGATATACTAATAGAAAATTGATTGTTGATCCTGTAGGCATCAATACTGTAACTAATATTATTACTTTTAATAATCATGGATTTGGTAGTGGAGATAAAGTTGTTTATTCTGCTGATACAGCACCTATAGAAGGATTATCAACAGCAAATCAATATCAAATTATTAAAATAGATAATCATTCATTTAAACTTGCAAATGCAGGTGTTGGTGGAACAATAACAAGTAATTATGTTAGAGGAAATTATGTTGGTTTAGGATCTACTGGTGTTGGGTATCAAAATTTTGCATATCCTGATATTACTTTAACTGTTAATGCAACAATTGCTGGTGTTGGAACTGCTACTCAAGCAGTAGGAGTTATAACTGCAACACCTATAATAAGAGGTGAAGTTATCGATGCTTATCTTTATGATAAAGGTACTGGATATGGTTCATCTATTATAAACTTTGATAAGAGTCCAGTTGTAAAGGTTAAATCTGGTAAGGATGCTGAATTTAAACCAATTATTATTAACGGTAAAGTTGATCAAGTAGCTGTAACATATGCTGGTGTTGAGTATACATCTCCCCCAGATCTAACATTTATTGGTATTGGTTCTGGTGTTGGTGCTAAAGCAAGAGCAATTGTTGAAAATGGAAAAGTAACTAATGTTTCTATTATCAATCCAGGTGTTAATTATAGTGAAAATACAGGAGTTGCAGCAACTTCTATTGGACGTAATGCTTTTATCGAAGCAGATATAAGAGGATTAACAGTAAATAACCACAAGAGATTTGGTGATGAAATATTAGTACAGAATATTAGTGGATTGCAATATGGATATGTAGGACATTCTACAGTAACTGGTAGTCTATTAGGTGATAAATTAGATACTCATTCGCCAATTATAGGATGGGCATATGATGGAAATCCAATTTACGGTCCAAATGGATATTCTGATCCTGGAGATGCAAACTCTTCCGTAAAATATGTTAATACTGGTTATATCTTATCAAGTTCCGATGTTGTAGATAGACCTCCATTTAAGATGGATGGTACAGTATTTGATCAAGGATTCTTTATTGAAGACTATAAATTTGATAATTCAGGTGATTTGGATGTACATAATGGAAGATATACCAAAACACCAGATTTTCCAAATGGTATATATGCTTATTTTGCTGGAATAACAACTGTAAGTAGAGAAGCAAAATTCCCTTACTTCATTGGCGATTCTTACAGATCTAAATTAATCACACAAGGTATAGATCAAAGTTTTGATTTTAATAATTCAGATTTGATTAGAAATACTCTTCCATACAAATCTGAAGATTTAACTGCTGATAATGATTTTATATCAGAACCTTATGAAATAGTACAACAAAGAACAATAGTTGATGCTATAAGTAAAGGAAGCGTAGATTCCTTCTTAATTAATCAATCTGGTGATGGATATGCTGTTGATGATATTCTACAATTTGATAATAGTGGAACAGATGGTGGTGGATTAAATGCCTATGTTTCTAGAGTTGAGGGAGAAGAAATTAGAAGTGTTGATACTGAAGTTACTACTTATCAAGATTCATTATTAATTTGGGATAATTCAAATCAAATTTCAGTACATATTTCACCTACACACGCTTTACTTAATACTGATAATGCTATTGTTTCTGGTGTAACTACATTTATTGCCGATTTAACAGGATCTCATAAGATTGGAGTTACTTCCGAGAGTGCATATTTAATTGCACCAGTTGCTCATAATACAGTTCTTGGATTTGTAACTGACATATATGCTTCATCTATACCTAAGAATATTTCTATTGGTTCTACAGTTGCTATAGGTTTAACTAATCAAGAAATAGTTAAAGTTAATAATATATTCCATGATAGGAAGGTTTTAAGAATAGAGAGATTAGTTAATCCAGGTATTGGACATACAGAGTCTGAAGTAATATCTAAACTTGCCGATTCATTCACAATACCACTTAAAAGTGAGTATTTTGAATCTAGAAAAAATGATAAGGTATATTTCAATCCACTTGAGGCAGTTGGTATTGGTACAACGGCTGGTTTTGATCAAAGTAAGAAATATAGAATTGGTGATGTTCAATATGATATTTCAGTTCCACATCAAAGCATTTATATACCAAACCATCCATTTACGGACAATCAGGCAGTAACATTTACCAGTAGTACACAACCTATTAAGAAGAGTAATAAGAAAATTGGTGGAGTGAGTAATTTACCTACTACTGGATTGTATGTTATTAATAAGGGTAAAGATTATATTGGACTTACTACATTCAGAGATCGTGCAAATGCAAGTGCAGTAGGATTTAATACTGGTGGATTCTTCTTTAGATCATTTACAACTAATGGAGATAGTCGTGACTGGAAATACTCTTTAGAGTCTAGTCACACACAACAAACTGCAAGAATAGAAAGAATTACTGGCACTATTACGGTTGGTTCTGCTCATTCATTAAGTAATGGTGATACAATCGAACTATCAGTCAAATCTAATAGATCTGTTGGTATTGGGACTTCTGCTGCAGTAAAACTTTCTTATAATTCTGAAAATGATAAACTTACAGTAGGGTTGACTACATTTACAGAAAGTGTCTTAAATGCAAATAAAAATGAAATAACTCTTACTTCACATGGATTTAAAACAGGTGATAAAGTTTTCTATAATAGTACAGTTGTGCAACCAATAACTGGATTGTCAACAGGTTCATATTATGTTTATAGAATAGATGATGATAAGTTCCAATTGGGACAAACTAATTATGATATTGTTGCAGAACCTCCAACAATAATAGATCTTTCTGCTCCTGTTTCTGCATCACCTGCTGGAATCATTGGACATCAAATTTCTAAAGTTAATCCTCGTATTGAAGTTGTTGAAAATAATAATTTAGTATTCGATGTTTCTGACACTTCATTGTCTGGATATAGTTTGAAGATTTATCATGATGAAGAATTCAAAAATGAATTAGTATCTGTTGGTGGAACAGTTACTAACTTTAGTACATCTAGTTTTGGTGGTGTAGTCGGTTGTGGAACAGAATCTACTTTAACTTTAAATTATGATACTTCATTACCATCCAAACTTTATTATAATCTAGAGAAGGGTGGATATATTAGTACATCTGATACAGAAGTTTCTAATAACTCAGAAATAATTTTTGTTCCTAGTGTATATTCAAATACTTATCCAGTTTCTGGAATAGGAATAGGTGGTACTACCTTCCAAATATCACTTAAATCGCTTCCAGAGACATTATCTTATACTCAGACTACATCTAGTCACTTAAAGTACTCTACGTCTTCTGGGACTGCTAGGGGTGGAGTTGAGTCTATAAGAGCTACTTCTGGTGGACTCAATTATAAGAAATTACCTAAATTTACTACCATTACATCTACAGGTGGAGTAAATGCTGATATAATACCAAAATCATCTACTATTGGTAGAATAAAGGAAGTTACTATTGAAGATGCTGGTTTTGATTATTCTGCAGATAAAACATTAAGTCCAGAAGTCTTTATTTCTCCAAATATTACTGTAGTTGATAGAAACTCTCTTACAGGTATTAATATACTTTCTGGAGGATCTGGATACACTATTGCTCCAGATGTTGTTATTGTTGATCCAGATACTAATGAACCATATCCTGATAGTTACTTAAAAGCGGAAATTCAATCATCATCACTTACTAGTGTTGAAATCCTACAAACACCAAAAGGATTATCTGATAAGGTTAATACTGCTTATACTATAAACAATTCAAATGGAGTTGGTATTACTAAAGTTCAGTCTACTGGTGTTGGAACTGCCTTCCTTACTTTGGAAACACCAATTACCAACTTTACAACAGCACCATTTGCTGTAGGTGATAAAGTATTCATTGAAGGTATTAGCGTACTTGGTGGTATAGGAACTACAAGTACAGGATATAATTCTGTTGATAATAGTTATTCATTCTTCACTGTTGAAAGTGTTAGTGCAGCAAATCCAGTTATCATAGGTATAGGACTTACTGAAGTAACATCATATGCTGGTATTGCAGTTACTGACACGAATGGATATGGTGTAGCAATTAATAAAAATAATTATCCAACATTTGAAGTAATTCAAACACCTGAGCAATTTATTTTAGAAGAAAGAATATATGTTTTACAGGGTTCTACATATGTTCTTCAAGATCTCTATATTACTAATAACTTAAATGATCAAATTAAAATTAGAGGTACATATGATTTAAAAATTGGTGATCAAATTCGTGGTAAGGAATCTGGAACGATAGCTACTATAAGTCAAATTATAGAGAATAAAGCAAGGTTTAAGATAGATTATTCCTTAAGACAGGACAAAGGATGGAATAATAACATTGGAAAATTGAATGAAGATTTCCAAGTCCTTCCTGATAATGACTATTATCAGAATTTATCATATACCGTTAAGAGTCCTGTAGTATGGGAAGATTTAATAAATCCTGTAAATAGACTCTTGCATACAACAGGATTAAAGAATTTCTCTGATACTGGAATAACAACTTCAGCAAATATTTCTGCTAAAGTTCCTGTAGATGCTGGTAGTTTTGCATTAATTGATATTATTGGTGAAAAGAGAGTTGATACTGTAAGTGACTTTGATTTTGGAATTGATATTGATGCAACTGGTGATAAGTCTAGGTTTGTTAAATTCCAGAATAAGAGATTATCTGATTATATCAATAATAGTTCTAACCGTGTTCTTCCAATAGATGATTTTTCAGAACAATTCAATAAGGTATTTACTGAAAATAATTTCTTTACTAATCTTGATACTATAGTCAGTGGTAGTGGATATAATCGTTATTTGGTTCAAATAATTAACCCCAATAACAATCAAAGGCAAGTAACAGAATTAATAACTCTTACTGATAATGATAATAATATATTCACATTCGAAAAAGGTTCAATTGGAATAGAAACAGGTGATTCTGCTAATTCCTACAAGGTAGATAGATTAGGAGACATTATAGGAGATAGTGATACATCTGAATTAGTATTCAATCCAAAAAATCCATTTGATTTTGATTATGACTTAAAAGTTATTAAAAATACCTTCAATACATCAAATATTGGTATCGGAACTACTAGTTTTGGATTTGTTGATGTAATCGGTTCTAATAACCTTGTTGGCGTTGGATTAACAGAAACATTATTCTCTGCTACTGCAACTCAGAATGAAGCATTCTTTGCTAATATTGAGGTTACAAATACTCAAACTTACGATACAAG